GCGTTTGGTAAAGAAAAATACCAATACATGATGAATAAAAGTGAGATTGAAATTCAACCTATTGAGACTATTAGAGGGCGGTCTTACGAAAACGCTCTTGTACTTGTTGATGAAGCTCAGAATTTGTCTATTGACGAATTAAAAGCAATTACAACAAGACTTGGAGAAAATTCTAAATTAGTCTTAATGGGAGACCCTGCTCAATCCGATGTTAAAGATGGAAAAGATTTATTAAAATTTTGTACTGTAGTACGAAGAGCGGGAATACAACTACCTATTATTGAATTCTCAGTAGATGACATTGTTAGATCAGACATTGTAGCTGATCTAGTTAGAGTATTTATTAAAGAAAACATCTAGTTAAAATACCTGACGTTAAAGAAGAGACAAAAAGGGGGCTGAAATGGCTACTTACTACTTTCAGGGGCTACCTATTTCGGCCCCTTTTACTATTGAATCTAAAAAGGTTGTTCTTTCTTCTGAGACAGCATCTTTTAAAAGTTATAGGAGATCAGGAGAGGGTCAAAGATGGGATTTAACTTTTACACTACTAACTGATAAGCCTGAAGACATATTTGTAGATATGTTAGACAATGATGTTGAAATATCATCAATGATTATGCCTCAATTAACTAGTGTAGATAAATTGATTAATAACATTACTGTATATCCGACAGTATTACAACAAAGAGTTGCAGGCCAAAGTGAAATTGCTATAAATGCGTCTAGTAGTGGTAGCTATGACAACAACACTAAAGCAATCCCAAAAGGTTCTTTTATTCAATTTGCTAATCACGACAAAATTTATGCAGTTAAATCAGAGGTATCAGCTAACGCTTATGTTAATATGAATATATTTCCAGCATTACAAGCAACAGTACCTCCTAATACTCAAATTAGACTAAGTAATACACCTATTAAACCTGAGTTTACTTATACAAGAAATGTTGATCAAATTTCTGGTATTACTTTTAGTGATGGCCTACTTGTTGATGTTGGATCAATTACATTAAAAGAAGAAGTATAATATGGACAAGTTAGAAGAATTAAATAAGGCTTACAAAGAGGTTAGGCGGATAAAAAAGCTAAGAGGTTATCAATACGGAAAATCTGATTGCTGGATTATGTTTAGTATGTATGATCGTAATACAAATAAACTAAACAAAATTTATGGTATGATTACAGATTATAAAAATCATATAGCATTTCATAAAATGGTTCAGAAAGAAGGCTATAAAGATTTAAAAGATCTGCTATTGTCAAATGGATATAAAGAAGTATCATTTGATGAATTACAACCTGGAGATGTATGTGTATTTGACTCTATCAGTGTTGACTATACTATTGCTGTTTATAACGGACAAATGTGGGTAAACAGTTCCGATTCAGATAAGTACGAAAAATTACCTAATCGATTTGTAGTACCTAGGGCAAGATATCTATGCAGGTTGGAGGGGCATAATGAGAAAATTTAATAGCTTTATACTTTCTAATTTGAAATCAGATAATTTAAAAACATTTACTTTATTTGATTTTGATTTAGAGAATACACCTGCAAAGTTTGCATCTACTCCGTATGCAATTAATTTTAACGGTGCTGAATATGTAACAGACATTGGTGTTATTGATTTTAAAGTGCCGATACAATCTGCAAGCGTAGACCGTCAATCTTTTAGTGTTGCTATCTCAGATAATCTTTCTATTCTAAAAAATTCAGTAACAAAAAGCAATGCAGGAAGAGATGCAATTATCTATATGGGCTTTTTTAACGACGATGGTACGCCAAATACAACACCTGAAAACGTTTTAACAGTTTACAAAGGTTTTATTGACAAGACCTCTTATAATAATGACTTTGACGAAGCTGTATTTATTATAGAATTATCTTCCCCAATGGCAGATTTAAGCTTAGTAAACACCATTATTACTAGTGCAAGCGGCATGGATCAAATTAATGAAACAGATACTTCATTTGATAAAGTTATTGAGGATAATGAAGAAATTGTTAAGTGGGGTAAGATATAATGTCAGCAGTTACAACAGCATTAATTACAGGCGCTACAATTACCACCTCAATGGTTGTTCAGTCAGCTTTAACAGTAGGATCAATCCTATATCAAAGAAACCAAGCTAAAAAACTTCAAGCAGAGCTTGCTAGACAAGCAGACCAACGTAAGGGAGTTGAATTCACTAAAAAGGGTGAAGTTGTTAACCTTCCTGTTTTGTATGGCGCTAACAAAGTAGGTAGCTTAGTTACAGACCATAAAGTAAGCAGCTCATACACTTATGTTGCTCCAGCAGGTTACGATGAAAATTCTTATTTACCATCCCCAACGGAATATAATTACAATTCAAGCACTTACTATATTGAAGCAATTGTTGAAGCTTCAGATGTCTCAGATACAGACAATCCTAAAAACATTAGAGCGCACTCTATTAGAGTAGTTTGGAATGGCGCAACAGTTTATAGCAAAAATTATCCAGATTTTTCTGGAGGTTTTGGTATTTGGGATCCAATAATTTTAGCGTTTATTATACTGTCAACTGACTATCAAAAAATTGAAGATAGCCTTGGTACAATTCAAGTAGGTGAAGATAGATACTTTAAGGGCGATAGAAAATCTAAAATTGTAAATGGAAACACTATTACTTATAAATATGAAGTACGAAAAAGGGTAGCATATTCTACAGTTTATTCATTAGGTACTTTAAAAGGACATAGTGGCGATAAAAACGCTGTATTACTTACCCAAAATGCTATATCTCATGCTGGTATTAACTCTGTAGTAGATGTAGATTTTGATGGTACTTCTTCTACTAACTCTAAATATAAAAACTCGTTTTTTATTACAACATATAACCAAGGTAATGTTGCAGATAATACTTCTACTGCAAATGGATTTCCTTCTACAAATTATTTTAGTAAAACAGCTTATGCTGCCTGTCAATATTTATTAAACAGAGATGACCCGCAATGGAATGGTTTGCCTGGAACTCAATTTTATGTTGAAGGTCAACGTATTTTTGATATTGTGGAAAATAACAATATTTATAGTTTAAGTACAAATAAAATCTATTCAGCAAACAGCGCACTAGTAATGCTAGATTATCTTACCAATAGCGACTATGGAAGAGGACTTTCTTTATCTGAAATTGATTTAGAAAGTTTTTACAAAGCAAAATTAGTATGCGATAAAGAAGTAGACACAAAGCCTTTTGATGGGAAAATTTATGGTGGCTCTGCACCAAGGGCAGTAAAACTGTACGAGTATAATGACGTCATACTTACTGAAAACGAAATAAGATCTAACGTAGATAAAATTCTTCAATCTATGGGGAATGGCTTCCTTATTTGGTCTGGAGGTAAATATAAGCTTCGTGTTGATTATCCAAGCCGAGACCCAATTGTTGCTGAAAACCCTTCACAAGTTCCAGATTACGACCCGTTTGATGTACTTATTCATCCTGATCACGTTTTTACGGATGCAGATATTATTCAAGAAGAGATTAATGTTGAATGGCCAAATGCAGAAAGCAAGTACAATCAGGTAACAATTAAATTTCCTAATGCCTTTAAAAACTTTAAAGATGATAGTGTTACTTGGCCAAAATCATTTTCAAGTGCTCATAATACTTATTTAACAGAAGACAATGGTCAACCATTAAAAACAGAAATTTCTATTGGAGGTATTGTTACACCTTATCATGCATTAGCTGCTGCTGAACAAATGGTTAGATCAAGTAGAACCGACATTACGCTGAAATTAAAGTTAAGCAGAAAAGCTATTGATTTAGAGCCAGGGGATTACTTCAAATTAAAGTCTGAAATTGGGTCTATTCAAAACAATAGTAAATCAGACGGGTTCGAATTCTTTAGAGTAATTGAAATTACTTACGATACAGAAATGAACTGTGATGTTACTGCAGTACGGTTCGATTACAATAACCTTGCTTGGAATGTTGATGATTATGCGGCTTATGCTAATTACAATTATTACTCTGATGAATTATTGCCGCCTAGCAGCGTATTATTTACAGATACAGAAGATGGTATTTTAGGTATACAATCTGGAAAATTAACTTGGACAAAATCTTCTTCAGTTGAAGCTGCTCAATATATAATTGAAGTTTCGGCAGACAGCGGAAATAACTGGACAACTCTTGGAGAAACTTACAATAATGAATTTGATATTACAGGATTATCCACTGGAGTATATTCGTTTGGTGTAAGGTCTAAAACACCTCTTGGCAGAAAATCAATAAGAGTAATTGCTGAAGATGCGCAATCAAATCTTTATATTACAATTCAAAGAAAGCCAATTGAGGCATTATCTGTTACTATTACAACAAACAATGGAACAGTTT